GCTGCTCAATCTACTGCAATTGTAACTGTTTGTCCATTTTGGATATCTAAAATTACACTATTCTGTTGATTTAATGGAGCAGAATTTGTTTTAATCAATGTTTCATATTGATAAGTATTTGGTTCAAATCGAATCAATAACTTACCTCTGTGAAATCTTGAACAAACCACTTCAAAAGTGTAATTAATCGTTCCTCGCCAATATGAAAATGGTCTTGAGGAAAATGCTAAGGCACTATCTTGACAATAATTGTTAGTAGTACCTCCATTAGGTTGCTCAGCTTCTCTTACGTTGCGAGCTCCTATTAAAGCTATACCCATATTTGGATCTACTGTTGTGTTCCATAGAACATCAGTCATTGCTACATCAGCATCTGACCAATCAAATGTTCCTATGTAAGACTTGCGTGATGCAATATTCCCTATAACTAGTTCATCTACGTTCATTCCTCCTAATGAAGGATCAACTGATAACTCTATTTTAGGGTCTACTGCTAACATATACGCAGTCTCTTTAACATTTCCAACAGCTCCATTTTGAAAGGGCATATTCTTTACGAACATTGCTGGTTCTAATATCACTGGTTTTGAAAATCCAAAGAAATTAGACACAGCACCTAAACCTTTAAATACTGCTGAGGTAGCTTTCGCAAAATCACCTATAATAGGTACATCCGAAAGCATTCCTCCTACATTAGAAATTGCCGTTGCTACTTTCGTAACAGGGCCTGGATCGTTGTATTCCGTTTTGGTAACATTAGCTGCTACATCACTTGCCATTTCTGACATGTATGTACCTAAGCCTTGTCCACCTGTGGAAACAGCTTCTCCACTTCTAACATCTGACATTACTTGACGTCCCATTTTGGACATGCCTCCTGAATCATATGCATCGCTATAGTTATTAATTCTATTAACGACTGCAGACTCAGCTGTAATATCAATATTGGTAGCTGTAATACAACCCAATTCAATTTCTTCGCACCAAGCGAATACATTGATTGAGACTGGATTTTCAGCAGCAGTAGTAGTATTAGCAAATCTAATTGGGTTTAGAGTTGAAATAATTAAAGCACCTGCCTCTTCCAAATCTGGAAAAGGTGTGCTATTTGTGATGACCAAACCATCATTAGCTGTTAGTCTATACTTAGTTTTATAAGATATAAACGGGCAACACATTTCCAAAGGCATGTTATCCTTCGGATCTATTGTTTTTGTCCCTGGGGCTTGTGATAAATAACAATTCATCATCCCCCTAACAGACTGATCTTGTCCTGTAAAACTATCATCTAGTAACAGTTTCAAAGATCTGTATGGTTGGTTATAATTAATGTAAGGTTGATAACTGAATAACAACCTTCCGTAATGGTAAGGGGTACCACTGATAGCTATTCTCAAATGTAAATTGCCTTTAAAATAAGCATAATTTGAAAGTTTAGCTCTAACAGATGGATCCCTAGACCATAAATCCCAAACATCTAATCTTTCGAAGAAATCTCCTTCGATATCTCCAGAATAGATTGAAATTGGGCGACGAAAATAATGATCCAATGAAAATTGGGTATTTCCTCCGTCTCTAATATCATGTAAGGTTTTACCTAACATGGATTGGTCGGCCTTTTCACCCATATGATCTTGTACATTTTCATTTGTTGTGTTAAGTACAGGATCTCCGGTATGAAAATCTCCCATGTTGCCTTCTTTAGCAGAAACTTTTTCTGATTCCTTGACAATTTGTCTAGCTTTAGCCCTATGATGAGGTTTAGCTTTCCTAATTTGCTTGGTCTCGTTAAATTTATTTCTGTTATCGTAGACTTTCTGTAGTCTTACAGTTTTACTAACTCTGTCAGCATGCAAAAGTGCTGTTACTCTTTGTTTCCATTGAGTAGCAAGCGCACCATGTTTATATTCTGGCATCATTTGTAATTGCTGTAAATCCATAGAATTAATGATGTCGCTACTGGTGACAGCAGCGTCGGTTTGTGTTTGTTTTGTAGTATCCATATTTATATATATTGCTCAGATTGGCACTCTTCCGAAATGGTTTTACTCGTCTTTCACCCCTATATGTTCAATGACATCTTTTATTCCGGGCATCTCGGGAATTGGTTCGTATAGTTGGTTACGTATCGTTTCAAAATCTGGAAACGATGCTAAAATTAAGTATTGATCTCTCTCATATAACTCAGAAGCTCTTTTTGCAAACTTTAATCTAAGTTCAAAATATTCTTCTTGTGTATGATGAAAGAACAATTCTCTTAATGCTGAAGCACATGAATCAATCATTTGATCTTCAACATTCACCTCTCTAGATGGTAAGTAATAGCATATAGCTTTCATAATACTTTCCTTATCTAAAGGGGCTACCCAATGTCCTAAGTCCTCTCTAAATATAAAACTCCTTTTTAAAAAAGAAATTTCTTTAAATTCCAAAAATGGAACCATATCTAAAGTCTTAGCTGCATTGGTATAATCTAAACCGTAAATATCTCTACAAAAAGATTGATATGTACAGTTATTAAAAAATGATCTAACTGGTGTTTTAACAGCAGCGATCACATCATCTCCATAGATACAAGGTTTAACATTTGAGAAAAAATCCTCATTGCTTTCTCGCATGGAAATGAAAG